ATCGACCCAAGTGACATCAGCCATTTGCATCTCTAAGGTTTTGGCTCTTATGCTGTCAGGTTTATTATATTTCTTAGCAATAGGGGAACTGCCTCCCTGCTCTTGTGATCTAGATAACCAAGAGTTCACAAAGCGTTTAATACCTGTGGGTTTTTTTCTGCGAGTTGGGTTAGCATCTAGCCAAGATTCCATCGCCATTAGTTCTTGGTGTACATCGACCTTCGGGAAGGCGCGTTGCCATGCAATAACATCAGTCTCTTCTGGTTGCCAGTTGTCGCCATTATTTAAAATCATTAGATTTCCCCAAATGCTTTCTGATATAAATGAGTTTCTATATTGTCTAAAAAAGATTCTATAGGATTTAGATCATGATATTTCTTCTTCCCTCCATCCTCTCGCTCGATTAGGCCATCTGAATTTTGTCCTTTTCTCTTTATCTGACAGGTAGACCAGTAATCAGACTTCCTACACCAGCCCATAAACTGGACTTTAGAAGCAAGCTCCTTGCCCTTTGGAATTAAAACACTGGCAAAGACGTAATAATGGCAAGGGTAATCTTTTTGGTAAAGGTTGACATGGGTATCATAATCAGGACGGCAATCAACGGTTCTTTGTTTAGCTTTTAAATCAACAGTTGCTTTGCCAATCTTAAAATCAAAATGGTAGCTGGTTGACGCTGTGTAATCATGTTCAAGACGCTTTATATCAAGAATATCTTTGAATACTAACTCAGCCAGATTGCCAGCATATTGCCCCGAACCCTTTTCAAGCATTGTCTTTCCGTTAAATGCTTTATTAGTAGCCATTTGTTTTGCTTCTTGATGGTTCCTTTCGCTAGGAATAATAATCATTTGAACCTCCACAGTTCTGATTAAATCTTTTATTTAAAATAATCCACGCTTTGGCGGCTGTTTGTGGAACTACTCCGTTTCCCAAAAGCCTAAGTCTGTCCACCCTGTTGGCACACCCATCAACCACTCTACCCACTCTGGGTTCAGGTGGCCACTGCTGTGGGGCTTTAGTTCCGACTGCATAGCTACTGCCGTTAGTGATGGAGTATTCCTTGTGTACTCGGCTGGGTATCCTCCCTCCTTTCCCAAATGCGCTGTCGGAGTCGGCCAAGATGTTGGCTCCTGATAAATCGCCACCGCAGTCGGGTTGACTTGCTCTCTGAGATTTGCTGGCCTCGTTCTGCCCTTGCGCTGTGTTGTTGGTGTCGGCCAAACTCTTACCTGTTTTGCAAGCATTTGCTGATTCGCTGTATCCATGTTTTTCCAATCCGCAGTCGTTGGAGTCAGCCAAGATGTAGACTCTTTTTCTTTGGTGAGGTGCGCCAACTTCACGCGCTGAGAATATTCCCCACGTTGCTCCGTAACAGTCTTCTTCCAAGTTGCTGATGACTTCTCTAAGTCCAAGGCTGATGTGTCCTTCGACATTTTCAAAGAAGCATTGAAGAGGTCTAATTGATTGGATGTGTTTTCTGATGTAAGGCCATAGGTGTCTTGGGTCTTCTGTCCCTTTGCGCTGTCCTGCTGCGCTAAAAGGTTGGCAGGGATAGCCTCCAGTGATAAGGCTAACTTTGTCTCGAAAGATTTCTGATGGGAAGGTTTTAAGATCCGTGTAAATAGGTGCGGCAGGTAACTGCCCTGTTTCCATCTTCGCAACCAAGTTCGCAATAGCGAAGGCTTCGATCTCCACATAAGCGATGACTCGATGTTCAACCCCTGCAAGGTCAAGTCCTCTTTCGATTCCACCATATCCCGCGCAAAACGCGATGACAGTGGGTAATTCTTTGGTAATATCCACATTGTTTTCCCCTACAGTTCTAGTTTAATCGTAATTCCAGCCTGACAGCTTCTGGTGTATTTCAAGCATTGACTGAAAATCAATATCACAGTATTGATCACTAACTTTAACCATTACACCTTCATCTTCAAACACTTCGCAATCAGTGCTAAACAACATAAAACCACAATCGCCATCAGTATAAATGCAACCTGAATAACCATCGTCAGATATAAACATTTTGTATGCAGGCTCAAAAGTTTGCGTAAATTTTATGAATTCAATTTCTGTCATTCCTATTAGGTGACATACATCTTCATGCTTAATACTCATTTTAATCTCCTATGGCTCGGTCAAGCCTCGCCCGTTTTATTGATAAATTGTTTCTTATTATTTTCTTTGTTTATTTTATGTAACTTTTTAAAAGACGTTTTAACCCTTTTACGACTGTTTCCGTAAATTTACGATCTGAGGGCTATGCGACTCAGCGGTTAATTCGTATTCGTATCGTATCGCCAAACTATCCATCAAGAGAAACCGATCTCTATTAGGGGCTATGTGCGGAGGGTCAACCGCGTCTATGGCATTCTGTTAGGGAGTTCGCCACCCGAAGGGATATGTCAATTCATATCTGCTCTAGCCCGAATACTGTATTAATTAAAAATCATTTTTACAAAAAGGTAAACCTAAACCTTATACCCAAAAGTTATAAAAGACTCTAGGCTTATATCCAAAGCATCACATACGCGCTGAATAGTGTGCAGTTTCATATTGGATTGAGTGCGCCAACGTAATACTTGTTGAGGGGAGGTCTTTGCTATTTTAGCAAACTCCACGCTAGTGATTCCTTTAAGTTCTTGGGCGGCTACTACGCATTTGCCTACGTGTATTAATTTCATTGCATTAAATCCTATGTTATATTTGTTTGGTCGGTTTCCCCGATCGACAACCTCCTATGGTTTGCCCCCCGAAAGGGGGGCTTTTTAGGTCAAAATGGAATATCTTCATCCAGTTCTTCAAGGCTCATATCTGATTGTGGCGCACTAGCTGTAGCACCATCAATCCAGAACTTTTTAACATTACCCAAGATTACGCTTTGTTCACCTGCATCGCGCTGTTCTTTGGATTGCTCCATTGAGATAAATCCGTTGTTGCCATATTCATCTTCTTGGTCAAGGTCAACAAAGGTTGTCATGTTTAAATAGACCCCTTTCTCCCCTTTATATAGCTTAGATTTATCAATCTTGCTCACGTTGATTCTTACATTCAGTCCTACTTTCATTTTAACTTCTCCACTTGGTTTTTTATTTCAATGACAGCGGCTTTTACTTCAACCGCCAGTTTAGTTATAAACTCTTCATCACGCTCTACCCTCACAAGTACATGAGGCATTTCAGGGTGGTAGGCGAACGCATCCCACCACTGGCTATCAGTAATCCAAAGGCAACCTTGTATCTGTTGATAATAAGCCTTCACTAACGCTTGAGGGTCGCGCAAATACTTGACCATTGTTGTAGCGGCAGGACATTTAATCTCTAGGCCACCATCCGTTTCTACAAAACCATCAGGCGAACAACCGAACTCTTTACTGTCATCTAGGATAAATCCATGCTCTGTCACATTGCATTCAGTAATAAACTCATATGCTTCACGCGCTTCTGGCTCTAACTCAGTACCTCTTGCCATATGGTCGTTAACGTAGAACGGCTCAGATTTACCCACAAACCTCTCAGCAATAAGTTGATTTATATATCCGACAGCAGAGGTAGACGGCTTACCAGACACAGTAATCAGCTTTCCAAAGTTACTTGCAGATGGCCTACCCAATCGAGCGGCAAGCCATTCCTCAGTCCCTTGTTCGTGGTCTAGAATAATCACTTCTTAGCCTCTAACGCGGCAATCACCCTGTCGTAATTACTGGCTAAAACTTGATCAATATTTTCTACCTTAAGCCACTTTAAAAACTTAGCCTCATCTGATTTTGTTTCATCAAGTAATTTCTTGATAGCAATTATTTGATCTTCATTAACCGTTGCTTTAGCTACTGCCTCTGGCAAATCTTCCCCTGCGTATATGTAGTGACCTAAGCCAAACATTGCAAAGCACTTTGTCAAACAGCGCATCTTGGATGAATTAATTGCAAACTTATCAGGGTTAGATATTGCTTTGTTTCTATGATCCATAACTGGTAGCCACATATTCCTAACCATAGACTGATCTTTTTCAGTTAATAAAACACTACACCTAATTTCTACCGTCCCAGTTTCATTACATTTATCCTCCTCAAAGGTGTAATGTATGTCAGGGTAATGCTCCATCATAATGCCGTAAGCCCAAGCCCATGACAGATAAGACAGCTTGCCTTTTTTCTCAATATGATCTGATACATCAATAGCAGATAATGTCTGCCAGACTTCTTTAGATAAATTCATGTTGACCTCCTACAGTCTCTTGTTTCTGGTATCGCTCACCGTAACCTAGTTCGTAAGCCTCTGATTGACCCTCTAAGGCAGGGTAGCCAAGAATGCAGTCATACTCACCGCGCTCATAGTCGTTTAACTCGTTAATATTCATATTGCCTCCTACAGCATTGAGATTACATATTAGTCTATCTAATCTTAAATGTAAACCTTTTTGTTAATTAATTAGGCAAAAAAAACCCCACACTAGGCAGGGCTTATGTTTTATATGGTACTAGTAAGACCAAATAGCAGGGGGG